GTGCATACGCGACCTATTTTTTTCCCTTTGCCGACAACCGCGTCTGTAGAAAATATCTTAAATGTATTTTTAATTATATTGTCCTTCTTGATAAATTGCGGCTCTATAATACCCCAAGGCATCTCTTCCAACTCCATATTTTCAGGTATTACAGTAATTTTACTATTACGATATTTTGCAAACTCTTTCTGTTCGGTGATTGTCAGCGATTCGATCCATCGTTTTTCTACATTATTATACAGCGATATATCAAGATTTTTAATATCCTCATTATTTTTATTTTCAATATTATATATATTTATATATCCTATATAATCATTATTATTATTCTTATTATATGAAGGCAACTCCTTCTTTCTTATAAAAACTCCTTGCGAATCCAAGCATTTAATTACATACATCAATTCTGCCTTTCTATTATCTTCAAGATCGCCAAGTTTTGCATAATTTACTATTATATATTCGACTAATCTTTTAAATCTCTTGTCATCTAAATTGAAATATATAGATATCGTGGTACTAATAATATTAGTATAATCTATATTTATTATTTTAAGGATATTATCTATGTCATCTTCGCTCTTCTTGTCCTCTAAAACACTAACAACAGTATCATTCAATCCTTCAACATCAATCTTTATTTTAATTTTTGTCATAGTGGACTTGGCTCCAGGCCTGTCGCCGACAATATCATTAATTATGCTAAGTTTAATACCCTGACTATGATGTTCAATATAGTAATTGTCAATAATTACAGCCGGCTTTATTGATTTATTTATAGCATAAATCATGATTTCTTCGTCAATATCAATATCCTCGCCAATATCATCAATTAATTCCTTATATGATATGTAATATATTTCATCTTCTATCATTCTAAGCAATTTATTTTTAATAGCCGCCTGCGCCCTTTTTAAAAGATGTTTATAGACATCGCTTCTATATCCTGAGATGTCCTCTGTCAGTTTGGCCTCCTCATCATCCTTAAAGCCACATGAAGGTTCTAAATCTTCGCTATCGCCTAATTCGTATTTTATTTTATTTCCCTGAGATGTTAATATATCAACAGTTCCCATTTCAAATAATTTTTTCGGAAAATAATTAATGTTTTTCATCAAGGAACAATCAAGTGAATTGTCTGAGATTATCTTGTCAATCTCCTTGCTCTCTATGTATTTCCTCGTAGATATTCTTAGCGCATGGATATCTATTGTTTCCGTCTTAAGCATTCCAGCGTCATCATTAGCACTTGCGTGCATAAATACAGTTACATTGCGTTTTTCAAAGGGCAACTTTTGATGTCTGCAATTACGAATGCCTCTGCCTATAATTTGGTCGGGTCTGTTAAAGTGATACCACGGTTCTATTAAATGTATCTCGCGGGCATTATAAAAACTTAGGCCTTCACTGGCTACTTGCGTTATCAATATTACTTTTATATCCTTACCATTTATATTCTTATCATCATTAATCTTCTTTATCAAATTATTAATAGTAGTAGAACCCATAATTTCTTTTTTATCACTTGTCAATATACAGTATTTTGGATTAGATACATCTTTATACTTTGGCTTGTCCTTAACAATTTCGGGGTTTTTCAATATATTATTGGTACCTTCGCGCGAATATCCCAAATGTTCCAAGCATATCGCGAGAGGTATAATGCCCGCCCAAGCAAATCTTGAATATATGACTACTATTCCCTCGGATTTCCTTACTATATCACATATATTCAAAAATTTGCCCGAATATTTACCCAAATATTCCTCAGTAGGATACAATGCATTTTTATATTTTTCACTGTAATTAACGGAGATGCTCGCTGTACCTTCAATATTCCTGAAAAACGAATTAAACCCAACTTTACCTATATCATTATCATAAACAATATTCATAGGCTGTAATAATCTCATATTCTGCTTCTGATTCTGATTCTGTAATTTACTTGGCGACAATCCTTCGGCGTCAGCTGCGTCAGCTGCGTCAGCTGCGTCAGCGGCGTCAGCGGCGTCTTCAGCGATATCGTTTATATCGTTTAGTTCATTCTCATCAATTTCCTGGATATTGTTATAGTTAATCTTGTTTATTATTTTTTTCAAACTATCTATTTTGTTTTTTTGACATATTCCAAGCTTTGATATTACTATATCATCATTTATATATTTTAACCATCCCAATTCTTTAGCAGGTATAGAATTATTAGAAGGGTCTTTTGTTGGCTCGACATTTAATATTTTAATATTGCTGTTATAGGATGCCTTTAATTTTAAGGCGAATGTGAATGGATTTTTCCCTTTTAAATATGATATATAATTTGAAGACAACTTTTTAATTAATTTCTTAGCCTTATCTTCAAATTTAAATTTGTTATTGTTATTGAAAACCTTGAAATATTCTTTTAATATGTTATTGCGCTTATCATTTATCAACATCAAATTAAAGAGGTCGAGGATATCTCGCGGTTCGTTATACATAGGCGTCGCCGACAATAATATCAATCTATTATTTCTCCCGTTTTCTAATATTTTTTTGAGAGTACTGTATGTACCCTTTTCCTTATTATTCGTACTTCTGATATTATGAGCTTCGTCTATTATAATAACCTTGTTTTCTACAATATTATCCTTGTATTTTTCATTAATTCGCTTCATAAAGCTGTCATATGTAAAAATCTCATATCTCTTCTTCAATAACCTTTTAATATTGTCCTTATTATCCTTTTCATTAAAGGAGCTCTCATTTATATTAAGCAATTTGACATAGTTATCCCCTGTACATTGATTAAATAAATTCTTGAATACTTTAATATCATAATTGAATATTTCTTTATTGAAGTTCTCTTCCAATGCCTGAGGCATTATTACCCATATATGCGGCTCTGTGGTATCCATTGTTTTCGTAGATAATATCATTTCAGTTAATGTAATAGCTGTACAAGTTTTGCCTACACCCACGCCATAATATAACATAATGCTCTTGTAAGGAGTTCTATGTGATAAATACTGGCTTATAAAATGTTGATACAGTGCGGTTTCAAACTTACCACATAATTCATTAGCTACCTTATTAAAATCATCTACCGTTCTTATAGTCGGAAAGCTCTTTATTTTATGTATTGAAAACTCCTTATTACTCGCTATTTTCTTCCCAAAATCACTATCATCTATATCAGGATAATATAGATCGATATCATTATCAGAACCATTGCTATTTTTATTAGAAGAAGACTTTTTAGCAGGCACTATAGACAAGCTAATATTTGTCTTCTTGTTTTGCTTTTCAAGATTCTCTTTCTTTATACAGCGGCCTGTTTTGGGATTTATAACTTTGCCTTCAGTACATTCTTTTGCTGGCTTTGCTGGCTTTGCTGCCTTTGCTGGCTCGGTCGGTGCGGTCGGTGCGGTCGGTGCGGTCTTCTTGTTTTGCTTTTCAAGAGTCTTTTTATTTATACAGCGGCCTGTTTTGGGATTTATAACTTTGCCTTCGGGACAACTTTTAATTTTAATCATTATCTATTTACATTAAAGATTTATTATAATTTATTATGCTATGAGCTTTCTTAAAAATCTTGATTCTTTCGGTGTTATGATTCTTGATATGATTCAATACTTCATCGTCGCTAAACCATTTTAGAGACCTTATTTCACGGATTTGTTCTATACATGTATTGTCAAGCTGTATCTCGGCATTATCATTGATTATTTTTGCAACATAATAAACATGTTTATATAGAATATTATTAGTGCCGAAAAAGATTTCTTGAAAAGGAATAATATTTTTGTCTATTTCAATATCATTCTTATTCAATTGCGTTTCCTCACAGAACTCTCTTACTGCACAATCTATATCAGCCTCTTTCAACTTCTTTCGCCCCTTGGGAAATCCCCATTCTTGCTCAGATTCATTATTGTTGTTAAAGTTTTTGATAGATAGGATACTTTTAATATTGCTATCATTCATAATAATTTCAAATTTATTTTTGGATTCTATATATTCCTTCGTATGCTTGAAAGTCCCCTGATTTATTTGACACCATGTATAATTCCATATTTGCTCAAAATTATTCGTAAGCAACAGTTTTTTCTCAGAATCCGTCATATATTCAATCAGCTTTATAATATATTTGTCATCATCAATATTGTATTTTCCTCTAACAAACTCCATAAATGACAAGCTATCTTTTCGCTGTATCATAATATATTTAATCTCACCATTAACTATCTTATAACATATTATTCCAAAGCTCATTATAGGATGCGGGCAATCTTTGTATAAATGCCCGTTTAATCCGCAGTTCCTACAACATTGTGGGCGAAAATAATTATTCTTCTTACTACTTTCATCATACTTTTTTTTCATTAATATATAATTAATAACATTAATATATAATATTAAACATTTCTTAAATGTATTTATTATATAGTAAAAATAATATCCAACCGACAATACCACATTATATTTAATACGAAGAGTAATTGTCAGTGCTATCATAACCATTAAACGAAGAAACGCTATTGGTAGATTTATTAGAAGGAGGGGGCATCATAGGGGATGGTTTATGATATTGCGGCATTGTCATTACGGGCGCCGCAGATCCTCCTTCGAGGGGTGCATAATTTGTATAAATATCATTCGTTGATGATTTAGGATAAGGTAGAGAATTAACATCTCCTACTTTAGGCTCCTGATAATGAGGAGGTTGCGAATTAACACCGTGCATTGAAGAGTTCATCGCTTGGCCATTATGAGATGATGGGGTGCGATGAGCGGTAGATATTACGGGGCCTGACGGACCCGCGGAAGGCGTAGGAATAGGAGATGGAATAGAAGACGGAGCGGGCGAAGGAGCGGGCGAAGAAGCGGGCGAAGAAGAAGCGAGAGGGGTATTATATACTACGGGTTTTGATTCTTGTTGTTGGCTTATCTTGTCATCTATTATTATTTTTTTAGCATATAGGTTGGCCTCATCTTTACCCATTTTATTTTTTTCAGTTGAGTAATCTAATCTGTCGTTAGCCATATCATACTCAGACATAGAAA